CTTGTGCTACATTTGGAAACTTTGTACCAAAGATTGCCTGACCCGGTGCGCCACCTTGTCTACGAAATACTTTACCGGGATATAAAGACAAGTCTTGGCCCGGTACTAAGTTTGTTTCATCCACCTCTACGATTAGATTACCTGATAGAACTGCATTATCTACAGCCATACGCATAAAACCATTCATCAATGTTTGCGTATCATCCATGTTTTCCGCAATGCCTACCCCAAAGAATGAGTATGGGTTTAACTCATATGGTGCAGCACAGTATGGTATCTTGGCAGGTTTAAATGGATTAAGAACCATGCGCAATAATTTATTGTTACAAACCCATATATTTGCCTGTAGTTCATCAAACTCTTTTAATTCTTTTGGTATATCTACTTCTTGCTCTTCAAGTAGTTCAACATCTACCATACCCCAATATTCTAATACTTCAAAGCGGTCAATGCCATGCTCTGGTGCATAGTCTGTTAAATCTTCTTCCCAATACTTCTTGGTATAATTCTCACCCATCTGGATGACTTCATCAATTACACCACTTCTAAAGTAGGGACGCTTCTTTAGATTGCGCAACTGTGTGCGAGACATCTTATGTCGTTCAATAACAAACTGTGCCTCATCCATATTGTTAGCATCTGGGTCTGCATAAAAGTTCCAAACAGATACATGATTTACCTGTGGGATAGTTTTAAACAATGGGTCATAGTTACCATCATCACCCCAGTTTGGATATTCTTTGTCTACAGCAAATGGCCCCTTCATTACACCTGTACCAAAGAGTGCCATCTCAAATGCAGCACTACGTAAATGCTTAGTAGCACCAGACTCTTCTAGCTGGTCATGTATTTTCTTTTGCATCTTCTTTGCTGCAATAAGAGCAGGACTAAATGCAATAGCTGTAGGTGTTTTACCCGGACCTTCTTTTAGTTTATCAGCGACTGGTTCCAGTTTATCTTCCAACGCCCCAAGTTTTTCTTGTAAACTCTGGGCAGTTGCACCTGCTGGGAAATCCATTCCATCTCCCTGAAAACCATAGGGACTTGAAAGAGCAGTTTCACCACGCAGTTGTTCTGGTTCTTTAGGGTCAAAATGTACATCAGCAACAACCCCCTCTGGTAATTCAGTAGGCTCAATAGATAAAGGAAAACGCTGGTTAGCGAATAGAACATCAACAATCTGTCCGTATGCTGCCAGCGTTTTAGTTTTAGTTATCTTAACAAATACACGAGATTTTTCTGCTTCTGTAAACTGTACATCTGGACCATACAAACCACGATAGTTACGATAGGCACGTAACCATCTCTCTTCATCTTGGTATCGGTAGTCTTCAGAACGCTTATATCTTTCCATAATAAACGGAATGATATTTGTCACATCCATATCTGTTTCGGCAGTATCGTCTGTATCTTCCAGAGCAATAGCATCGTCTTCAATCATAATTTCATCTTCTGCCATTATACTTCCTTTGCTCCTACTACTGTGCATTTATATTCTATAGACTTCCAGTCACCGTCAGTAGGTATGTTTTCATGTACAGTTTTCATTTCAATACAGTCTGGCTTTTCGTCAAACCACTGTATGGTCTGCGTTCCACAATATGCTGTAGAACAAACTGTTAACATTAATGACCAAATTACTTCCATGTTATTAATATCCAAACGTAGCGTCTGCTACTTGCATACCACCACCCGGTCTACCCATAGGATCGTAGTCAAATATACTAAACCTTGGTCTGGACATTATACCATACCTAAGAGCATCATACAAGTGGTCTTCGCTTTTTGTATCCACATCTTCGGGGTTTTTCTTGTCCAGCGGTATTGAGGGCAATTGGGAGATGACATGTGTGCAAGTATTAAAGAAAACAAGTCTAGGCTCCTCTGTAAATTCATCTATCTGCAGTCTACGATGTATTTCGTTTTTACCTGCTACCCTACTGCCTCTGCTTCGGTCTGACGGTCTCCACCTACATCCCTTGCTTATCATTTGTTCAGCAAGAGAAGGGCCAGTATCACCCCGCTTATGCCAAAGAGAACTATCCAAAACGCCATACTTAATATTGCCATCTTCCGCTTCCAAATCCAATATCATATCTGCCAAATCTGTGGCAAGGACTTTAGAAACATAGAGTTCTCTGTACGTAACAATTTGTTCATTCGGTGCAACAGCAAACCACAAAACGCCACTATAACTGCCGTAACCGTAATCGCAAGCCCTAAACTTAACCCAGTTGCTAGGTATATTAAAAGGCTCAATAACATGCACGTGCCTATCAAATTCAGTAAAGGCAGCACCCTCTTTAATATCCCAGTCTCCCTCAAGGAGTTGTCTTCGCTGCTGCTCTGGTAGAGATAGAAGCATGGCTTCGTAATCACCTGCTTGCGAAAGGTATGGGTTATCAGAAAGTCTCGCTGGTATAAATCTTCTTTTAAATAAAGGTTTTCCAGCCTTGCTATGTCCAGCGGGGTATCGCAAGACCTCTGTTGTGTCAATATCTGTGGCATCAAACGACCTGTTATACGGAGATGGGTCAATAAACATCTTCTTAACCCAATGATGACCCCTACCTCCGGGGTTGGTCGTGGCCCTCATAAAAATTGGTAAATCGGTTGCAGTGGACCGTAGACGTGACCGCATGTAGTTCCATGCGTATGGTGTGGCCCACTGTGTCAGTTCGTCAAAGCCTATCCAGCTAAATGCCAGACCCTGATAACGCAAGACATCTTCATCTCTATCCAGATAAGACATCCACAACCTTGCACCAGATGGCGCAGTCCACTGCATCTTTCTCTCTGACCATTTTATTCCCGGCCAGATTTTTGGGTACAACTCCTGCGATTTGAATATGAGTTCCCTTAACTCTTCCGTTGTATGTCGCAGAAGCAGACCACTGAACTGTGGATGCCCCATATATCTTAAAGGGTCTGCAAGCATAGCGTAGCTTTTACCGCCACCTGCACTACCCCCATATAACACTTCTCTTTCACTCGCTGCAAGAAACTCTGTCTGTGGTCCTTCGTTTGGTTTGAATAATACGTTAGCGTGTTCCTCTACGCTATCTGTTTCATGTGAAACGTCCTGTATCTCAACCTTCGGCTTTTGCACCCGTTCTTTGGGTGTGGATTTCTTGCGCTTTGGCGATTGCCTTTTCCGCATACTCTGCCCACTTGATAAGGCTTGCAGCTTGGTTCTTACGTCTTCGCTCATATTGTAATCGTTTCCTCAAACCTACATGCGAGATATATCTGCCAGTCTGTGTACTCAACCAATTTGCAACCTCACGGTAGCTATACTGATTTACGTGCTGCCTAGCTTTCTCTAGCAAATCCAATTCAATTGGTATAGGCTGAAGAATATCGGGGTCTTCATCATCCTGCTTATATCCGAATGGTACTGTACGTGCAATACGTGGTATGGGTATCCATTCGTTTTCTTCTTTAATGTCTGTCGGCTGTGGTAGCTTCCACTTGCCTATGCTTCTACTCATCGTCTACTGGTGCTTTAGCTGGCATAAGCATTACACCACCTGCAGCTTCTACCTGCACCTTCTCTGTTTTAATCAGACCTGTGCGGTCAAGCAGTTCTTTTGCCGCAACCATCTTATCACGAATACCCAACTCTGTCGGGTCATGCAATGCACCTGTCATCGCCATCGCTGCTTTCGGAGCATTACGTGCCATGTACATTTGAGTAGCCTCAAGTATTTCTTCTTTAAGACCTTTAACAATCTCTGTAGTATTAGAAGTGTCAGCATATCCTGCCAGCTTTTTTGCTTGTACCAAATCACCGCCAGCTTCTTCAAAGAGGACGTTGAGTAGTTTCTGTTGCTTGTCTGTTAGCTGTCGTGTCATTTAGTCTATTGCCTTTTTAATAAGGTCTACTATTCTATAGGGGTCAAGAAACTTTGTTTCTTTCTTTTTCTTACCTTTATAAGTTTGACCTGAAGTTTTACTACTGACTTTATAAATACCACCTTGACCTTGATAGCTTGATTTATATGTTCTACCACCCATTTAAAATTCTCCGTTGTGCATAGCGTTGGACAATTTAACTGCCCGTCCTTTTACCTGAGTTGCCCATCTACTGTCGAGCATCTCCTTTGCTGCAGTAGGATAATCTCCATCATGTACAGCCGCCCACATCTTTTTAAACTTATTAAGTCTTGGCACACCCATATTGAATGCCATATCTACAAGTACAAGCTGACGTACAGCGTCTAGCTGATCTACGCAAGGGTGCGCACGGACCAGTTCTTCTTCGACAATCTGTACGTCATTCTCTGCTAGATAGACCGCATCAGCTTCGGTTATTCCCCATTCATAAACGTGGTCAATAGATGGTATATCTAAATCATCCAACTCTTGTTGGGTAATTCCACGGTCTTCTAGGTTTCGTCCGATACCAATTGTATCAATTCCTAATGTGTCCTTATACACCTGTAGCCTTAGACCCTCGCTTACTACCAGCTTGTCTATTAGGTCTTGTGGGTTGTATTTCATCGCCTTTACCCTCGTGATTCATCCATACCGCAAATGCACCTGTCATGGCCCCCGTGACTACACTCACCAGTGCCGCTTGTTGACTTGTTGGATCGGGCAATGTCATAAACCACTCCACCACTCTCCATGCCGACACGGACATCATTAACATCATCAGAC